CGCTTACCTCTTACTGACGAGTGGAAGCGTTATTGGGTGCACTGGCGGTCAGAGGGCACCGGCATACCTAACTACGTCCTTATCCGTTGTCTGCAAGGCAGTAAGGCGTGGGTGACAATGCCGAAGTTGGAGGTCGGTGCAACGCCTACCGATTGGATAGAGGGCAAGAGTGGTTTTATCGAAGACAGTGGTATTGCCGCAAAGCTACTGCGCACTGGCTTAGACATCGAAAATGGCAAGATAACGGCAACGGCTGACAAGTTCGAGATTCGCAACAATAGCGGCGAGACAACCGCGAGCGTGAACGAGAAAGGTGTGCTGGAGGTTGGCGCAGGTCTGTTTGGGGGCTTTATTGCGAAGAAGTTGACGGTCATTACACCTGACAATATCGCGCGGTACACTATACCTTCCGCTCAACTTGGCTACATTGTATTCGATTTTGCCAGCGCAGGTTCTTTTGTTAGGTTTGAGGGCGATTTTAATACTGTGTTTAATAACAACGAACCTGTAATTGTTCTACCATACTACAACCGCAGTCAGGGAACGTCTTTACATAGCAAGGGCGCGTGGGAAGCCGCACCATATTTAGACCAAACTTTCATTGTAATAAACAATACAAAAACCACAATCAAATTTATTGGCGGTGGCACCATTAATAACCAGGGTGTAGACTCTCCGAGTAACGTTCTCGTCTCAGGCAATCTTAGCATCGGAAGAAGCGCAATATTGAAGTGCACCCTTCATACGAAAACTGATACCAGTGTATATTGGGGCAATAGTTTTACAATAGTATGGGATGGTTACATTTATGGATAATTAAAAGAACAAGATATGAAGAAAATAGTAAGAGGCAACGATTTTACGTTGCGCATACCAGTAAAGAAGATAGTCAATGGTGAACAGGTATCGTTCCCGTTGACTGATTGCACCGACATCGCGGTGCACATCGTTAGCAAGTACAAGCGTACCGCACTCCCCTACACTATCGACAAGGAGTCTAATGATGTGCTTTTGGCTGACGTTGACGGCACAACACTATCGTTAGGCACTTACGCCTTGGAGGTGACGGGCGTATCGGAGGGTTCCAACTGGCGAAGCTACGAGTATGAGCAGTTCGCCATCGTGGACAATAACGCAAGCAGCGATACAGTATTTGAGGACAACACAGCCAATGGCGACACCAACATCGAGGACGGCAACGGAGATAATGCCAACAAAGGCTGCATGGATGTGAAGATTGAGGGCTTTGCTGTAGATACTGCGCTTGTTGTCCTTCCTCCTATATCCGCGCGAGCAACCCCGAGTGTCAAAAAGAGCAAACCAAAGATAGAATATGTAGTTGGTAGGGCGATAAAATGCTCATTGCTGACCTTATCATCATCTGACAGGGTAAGGTATATTGTGCCCAGCAATGATAAAATGATTTCCTTATTGGTTGGCAATAAAAAACGAAGTCTTCTGGCAAAGAAAGGAGATAGTATTAAGGTAAAATTAATTACTGATGCAGGTTCTCCCATTGAGTCTTTTAGTGAACCTATTAGAACTCACCTCTATGATGTTTTATTTGGTAGAAATGGTGAGATAGAAATCACTAAAGCCACCAACGAGTTTACTTGTTATAGAGTGTCTCTATGTCTTTTTAGTCTGCAGCCTGGTGCCTGGTTTGTAAAAAACGTCACACTTATGGATGACGGTGTTTATGTGGTTACATTGGATTGGACTGGCATTCCAAGTTCTTTTGATACCGTAAGCCCTTACAGAAAATTCGAGAATGGCATGGTGGTAAATAAACGTCTGCCACAAGGTCTCGGTTTTAACGCGGCTTTTTAAATGAATTCTCCCACCAGCAAGCGATATACACTTACAAATACACGTGGTGCAACACCAAACTGTTAAAAGAAGGTGGGCGTAAAAGAGTAAAAAAAATGAGACGTAAATATATAAAGTCGGGCATCTGTCATATTTTGGTTAAACACCAAAATGAAAAGAAAAGTTGTTATATGCAAACATACGCCGTAAACATAAAGAGAAACAAAATAACGAGGCTCCACTAAACGTGCAAGTAACACATCAGTATTTAACCGAGCTATCTTACTGGTCGGTGGCTCCTCGTCACTCACAAAATTACTACATTTCTATAATACTTGTAAGGGTAGTTGGTAAGAAACAGAGATAAAAAGTGATTTTATAACTTTAATTAACAAAAAAAAAATCAAATAACATGGAAGTAAAAGTAAGACGAATAGCAAAAAAGGAGACGTACACAATAGGTAAGATGTACGTCGACGGCGAGTATGTCTGCGACACTCTTGAAGACAAGGACAGAGGACTGACATCTAATATGTCGGTTGCGCAGATATGCGGAGTGAAGATTAAGGGCGAAACCGCCATACCTACAGGCAGATACCTCGTAGATATGAAGACGGTATCGCCACGCTTCGGAGGTCGGGCGCAGTACCAGTTTTGCAAGGGCAGACTGCCAAGGTTGTGCAATACGCCTGGCTACCAAGGCGTGCTGATACACTGCGGCAACACCGCGAAGGACACGGAGGGCTGCATCCTCGTCGGCGAGAATAAGGAGAGGGGCAAGGTGCTGAACTCAAAGGCAACGTTCAATAGGCTTTATCTTAGACTGGCGATTGCTGACAAGAGAGGAGAACAGATTTGGATAACAATCGAGTAAACACAATGGAGATGGCAGGAAATATCACTACAAGTACAGGAAAGGCTTTCGTGGTCGGCACCATTGGCACGGAAGCACTTACCGCATTGTTCGATTTGCGCTGGATGCTCGTACTTATCGTCGTACTTATCGTCGCCGATTTTTGGTTCGGCGTTTCGGAGAGTCTAAAAAAGCATGAGCACTTCCGTTTTTCGCGAGCTGGGCGCAGAACGTGCAATAAGGCGGTAGACTACGTTACGTATCTCATACTCGGATCGGTGCTCGGTTTGGCTATCTTCGAACCACTCGGCTGGGCTAACCACGTCACAACAGCGGCTATCGGTTTGGGCTTCGGCTGCATCTGGGAGATTGACAGCATCGTAGGACACGTATGCGCATTGCACGGCATCAAGAATACATTCTCCATCAAGCGGTTTATTATCTCGCTCATTAAGAGCAAGAATAAGGACATCGGCGAAGCGGTGGAGGATGCAGTGGATAACAATAAAAATTAACGAATATGAATATAAGAGAAATTCTGATGCTACTGAACTGCATCATATTGGGAGCGACAACGCTCTTTATTTTCTACAAGGCAGACAAGCTCGGTGTAGTCGATGAAGGCTACGACGAGGATAAGCGAAACCGACAAGGTGCTATCGGATGGTTTATTGCGTCTATATTCGTAGGCGTTCTTGCACTGCCAGTAATGGTGCTGCGTGAGGTTTATCAATGGAAGCGTTATAAGCTACCGGGTATTGAGTGGGATGACATTTGTCGCTACGGCTTCACTATCATCGTCGGCTCTATGCTGCATCTGCTCCTGCTTGTGGTAACGAGCTGCACAACTCCGAAGCCTGTTGTGTTGGAGCGAGTGATTAACAAGACGGACACGCTGTACAAGACCAACTACATAGCCGATACGTTCCGCGTACATGACTCTATATATGTCGAGAGCTACATGATAGGAGATACGATATATAAGACAAAGAATGTGTACAAATGGCGTGATAGAGTGAGCGTGAAGACGGACACGATATACAAGTCTATCCTGCGAGCGGACTCTATTCCAGTGCCGGTGCCAGTTGAGCGTAAGGCGACATGGTGGGAGCGGACGCAGATGTTCGCAGGCAAGATAGCGGTCGGAGCGGTGGTACTATGTTTAATCTCGCTACTGCTTTGGCTGATACACAGAAAGAGATAATATGTAGATTGGTTAGTTATTAGTTTTTAGTTTAAGGTAAATTGTTTTTAGGAGCCTTGCCCGTCCGTGATGGATAGGCAAGGAGTTTAAGTGAACTACCCACAAGCTAAAGACTTGCGGTTTTTGCGGTGTTTAAATAAATATAAATATAAATAACAGCGCATACAACTTTGAAGATAAATGACTAACTTGCATTGCAAAAACTAATAAACGTTACGTTAAACCCCAAAAAATCACTATGAACGAAGATGATAAAAGGATGTTTCTTGCTCTTGTGAAGGGTAAGGACATATCGGAGATTATGTCTTTGCTGGCTGAGTCCGGCAATCAGTATTCACGCAGAATACTACGGTTCTTCCGTTGGTTCTGCAAGTGGGTTCCGTTTTTCATAATGCTAACGCACATGTACGGCGTGTTTGACTTTAGCCGCAATCCAAAGGAGATGTTTGCCGTACACAGTGCAAATTGGGCGTGCTACACATTTATATACATCATGGTCTATATACTGCCGATGGTTCTTATTCTTGCGTCGCGCTTCTTTTGGCTATGTTGGAAGTATCGCATACCGTTCTTCTACTACTTCGGTGTCAACTCCATACATCTTGTATATTGGAGTTGGTACACGACTAACGAGATGGTAATGGCGCACTTTGCAATCATGGCGTTCACGTTGTTGCTGTATGTCTACGGAGCTGTCGACTGGTTTTGCTGTAAATCAAAGCTCGGCAAAAGAATGTTCAGTTAAAAAGAAATGCCATGAGAAAGATTTTCGGCTATAAAATGCTTGGTACACTGTTGCAATCACTCGCCAATTCGTGCTTTCAGGCAGACGAGCAGCAGCGCAACGGCGAGAAAGTAACGGCTTGCGGTATGAGTGACGACGATATAGAAACACTTTGCCAGGACATACTCCCGAATATGCTCAACCCGATGATGAGCGCAGAGGAAGTAAAGGACAGACTTTGCGTTAGCGATGCAACACTCAATAGAATGGTTAAGCGAGGAGAAATACCGAACGGCGAGTGCAAGAAGCGCGGACACACACGATACTGGAAGAAGTGGGACATCCTTCACTTTTTAAAACACAAGAGAGGCAAGTAAAGAGGCTTCTCTTTTTTTGTTTCCATTTCTTTCCAATTCTTTAAACACTGGAAAGAATGGTTTGCTATGTGATAGTACCGACTATCACCTTATATACCTGATTATCA